GGCGGCGGCCAACAGCACCCCGCTGTCCAGAAACGTTCGGATCATTCGATCGAGCGGACCCCGCCGCGCCGTTCGGCCACCTCGCGCTCCAGTTCCCGTCGGGAGAGCAATTTCTCCCCAGAGGCAGCAATCCTGTCGCTGATCCGCCGCAACTTCCGGCCTAAAGCCGACGCCGCCCCTCCACTCCGCTTCCGGGAAGGCCGGGCAGCAGGTCTTTCGGCAACCTTGGGCATAACCTTCTCTTAAAGCAGCCTGGCCGCTCAGTGCCTTCAGACAACCGTCTCGAGCTCGTCGTGGAAGTGGACGCCAACCGGGCAATGCGTCCGGCAAGAGCGTCAATGCAAATCTGTCAAGCATGGAAGTGGCGGCGGCAAAAAGCGCCTAGGCCGCCTCGTGAACTGGCCGATAGTGCAGGCGCATGATTTGCCCCGCCTCCAGAGCCACTATCGCGTATGTGCGCTCTTGGTCATCGCTGAATTCCACCTCGTACACACCGGGGGCGAGGCGTTCGACGACCGTCCCCACTTGGCCGCGGACCAAGCCGCACTCGGGCAGGCCGGCCAGCAGGGCAACCACGGAATGCAGGCTGACTTCGGAAGCCGATCTTCCTTGCCGGTTGTCTTCCATGCTCAGGCAGATCTCCGGACCGGAACGAAGCGGATCTCCACACGCCGGTTCAAGGCCGCTGCGATCCGGCGCAGCATGGCCAGGGAGTGACCTTCATAGTCGGCATCCTCGAGGCGTGAGATCACCGACGCCGTAGTGCCGATCATCTTGGCCAATTGGGCTTGTGTCAAGCCGGCCTTTGTCCGAAGTTCATAGATCTTCCGGGCGACCTCGTCGTCGGCTCGGGCCTCTTCCAATGCCTTCAGGCGCTCTGGCCGCCCCTGGAAGAACCGCCGGTGAAGAATCTCCACCGCATCGCTCGTAGACTTTCGTTTGCCGCTCATTCTGAGACCTCCTCGAAATGGCTGTGTCCGGCCGGATCGGCCTCGAAGCACTTCTTGCGCTGAATCGCCCGGTCGATCTCCTTCGCGGGGACTGCCCCTTCTTTCACAATGCCGTGGGAGACGACCGCAGCGACTGTCCCATGGAAAAAGTACAAGATCCGGAAGTGCGCGTGCTGACAGCGGACGCGAAGTTCATAGATCCCGTCCCGCAAGTAGTCCGCCTCCGGGCGGCGTAGCTCATGCCCCAACTCGCACAGCCGTTCCCGCCGGAGCAGGCATTTCGCCTGCGCCTTGACCGGTAAGCCGCTGTACTAGTCAAGAAGCGGGCAGGCGCCGTCTTGCTCGCCGTAAAGGACGACCTTTGTCCTTGGCATCCTAATCCAGTCTATTCGCAATATTGCGAAATCGCAAGAGCCGCTCTTCGCATGGCCGACAACCGTCTCGAGCTCGTCGTGGAAGTGGATGCCAGCCGGGCTAATGCGTCCCTCAAGGGCGTCAACGCGAATCTCTCCAGCATGGAAGCCGCGGCCGTCAAGAGCGCCCGGGGCGCATCGCAAGGCATCGACGGCATGACCGCCAGCATGACGAAGGCCGTCGTCGCCGGCCTGGCCATCTATGGCGCGCTCATGTCCGCTGCGCGCGCCATTCAATCTCTGACGATTGGCGCTCTTGAGCAGCAGGACGCCATGGGCAAGGCCGCGCAGAAAGTTGGGCTGAGCGTAGCGGCCTATTCTGAGCTCAAGCAGGTTGCCGAACTGTCGGGCATAAGCGCGGAGCAGCTCGCTACCTCCGTCGGAAGTCTCTCGCGCAACATGATGGAGGCCGCCAAGGGAGCCGGGGAGCAGAGACGCGCCTTTGAGGCGCTCGGCGTGTCCTTCCGCGACCAGCGCGGGCAACTCCGCAATGCCGGAGATGTCCTGGAGGATCTGGCCGACCGCTTCCGCCAGATGCCGGAGGATGCGACTCAGGTGGCGCTCTCCATGACCCTGCTCGGCCGCTCGGGCCGGGAGATGATTCCGTTTTTGAATCAGGGCGGGTCGGAGATCCGCCGACTGCGCCAGGATGCGCATGACTTTGGCCTGGTGGTTGGCGAAGATGCGCTCCGGGCCGCCGGGCAGTTCACCGACAACCTCAGGCGATTGCAATCGGCGATTCAAGGCCTGAAGTTCGCCCTGGCCAATGAACTCACGCCGCGGCTGGTTGAACTCACCGACAAGATGGTCCGTTGGGTAAGAGGCGGTGGTCTGCGGCAAGCGATCACCTATGTCAAGGACCTCGCAAATGCGCTCGCGGAAATCGGAATCGCAATCGGTCTTTATTCGCTGGTGACTGCGATTCCCAAAGTCGCCGCGGCGATAAAGGGCCTTGCGGCTGCCATGGGACTGTTGAGCCCTTGGGCATTGGCTGGCGCTGGTCTGGCTGCGTTCGGTGGGGTGCTCTGGCGCGAGAGGAAGCGCGCCGATGAATTCCGGGAATCACTGGAGCGGCTCAACCGGCAGGCTGAGGTCTTCTCTGGGCTCAAGTCAGGCAAGACGCTGGAGCAGATGACAGCCGCCGGCCTGAGCCAGGCTGAGATTCGGCAGGCGATCGGCGGCCGGTCCATGGAACCATTGGACCTGGAGGTCGAGACCGGCTTTAAGGTGCGCGGGCCAGGCATCAACTTTGAAGAACTGGAAGAGCTCGAAAAGGAGAGGGAGAAGCAACGGGAGGCCGAAAAGCAGGCCCGCGAATATCTTTTGTCTGCCCAAACCGCCGAACTTGGCAACATGGGACGGATCTATGCCGAGAGACAGAAATTACTGAACGTCTACGGTCTGACGGCTGCCGCCATCTGGGATATCAATCGGGCCACTGTGACGCTGGTGTCCAATGAGCTCCAGCGAATCAAGCTAGAGAGCGGCAAGCCTCTGGCGGAGGTGGAAAGAGATGCTGAGGGTGCAAAAGAGAAATTTCTGAACTGGCGCCAGCAGCAGGTTGCCGAGGAGCGCCAGTTCGAGACGGAAACGCTGGAGATTCAACGGCAGGCACTTGAGGCGAGACTCACCTACGAGGAGCAAGCAGCTGAGCATGTCCGGGATTACGAGCTGCGCCATCTGGATCGGATGGAGACCGCGACCGTCCAGCAGCAGCTCGATGGGGTTGCCCAAAAGCTTGCCATCGAAGAGCGCTACTTAATGACCCGCTTTCGACTGCTTGCCGATCAACTCAAGCGCGAGTCCGAAATCGAGCTCGACACGATGGAGACGATCGCCCGGGCGCGGGGCATGGCGGAGGAGCAAATCGCCGCGCGCCGGGACGCCATTCTCCAACAGTACGCCGAGCGCGGGCAGCGGCTCGACGCCGACACGCAGGCGGCACTGGATGCGGCGCGGCAATCGGCAGCCATTCGGCAAACCCAGATCATCTGGGATGAGAACCAGCGGATCTTCGACAGCTTCCGGCGGCAGGCCGAGGGGGTGTTTGATGCCTTGCTGACGAAGGGCCGGTCGATCTGGTCGGCGCTGGCGGACTCGCTCAAGACGGCGCTGCTGACCGCTATCAAAGAGGTCGTGACCTCGCGCATCGCAGCGATGCTGACCTATTTATTCACGGGGCAGCGGATATCCCTGGCCGGGGCCGCAGGCGGCATACTCGGCGCCGGTGCGGCGCCTGTGTTTGGCGCGATTGGCGGTGGCACCGGGTCGGCAGCGAGTACTCCCGCCGGAGGCCTGGGTGGTTTGACGGGGCTCGGAGCTGGCCTGGGCGTGACTCGGGCGGGCCTGGCGGCGATGGCGCCGCAACTTGGACTACTTGGCGCGGGCTTGGGACTGATGGGTGCATTCCGGCTCGGGCAAGGCGGTGGAGTGGGGCGCGGGCTGGCGCCGGCGCTGGGCGCGATCAGCGGCCTGGCGGGGTTCGGCGCGCTGGCTAGCTTCTTCCCGGCGCTGGTTGCTGCCGGACCAGTGGGATGGATTGCGGCGGCGGGTATCGGTGCGTTCGCCGGAATCCTCGGCATGTTCCGGCAGAGCGCGGAGCAGAAGGTGCGGGAGAAGATCAAGGCCACCTACGGCGTCGAGATCCGCGAGAAGAACATCCTGCGCCAGATCGTTGAGATCGCCAAGCAGGGATTTGGCGGCAACCTCGACATGGCCATCCGCAGCCAGCCGGTGCGGGAACTGGTCGAGCTCTACGCCATGAGCACCGGCCAGAGCACGGCAGGACTGCCGCCTATCATGCGCCCGGTATCGATGGTTCAATATGGCGGCGCGCTATTCTCCCAGGGCTCCGGCGGGTTCTCTCTCGACCGGATCGGAGCAGGTGTGGCGTCCAGTGGGACGACGGTCATCAATATCACCGTGCCGGGGGCCAAAGAATTCTTCGAGCAGGAGACCGTGCGCGTGGTGGTGAGCAACCCTCGGGCGGTGCAATCGGCGGCGATGAATGCGATGAAGCAGAACGCCGGCCGACGGCAGTCGGCGGCCCTGCAAATGAGTCCAGGGCTGGTGGTGGGATAAGGAGGCACGCATGGAATGGCAGGCAGTAACGGCGCTGTGTGCCGTGGCCGTGATCGCGTCTACCGTTGTGGGGGTCTTTGTGCGGCAGAGCGTGGGCGAGGCCATCGCCCGGCTGAAGTTCGAACTCCTGGAGCTGCTCGATGAGCGCTACATCCAGCGCCGGGAGTGGCAGCAGTGGGTGGAGCGCTGGAGGCTGCGGCAGGATGACGCGAGCGGAACTGATTGACCGCCTTGCGCGGGCGATCGCCGAGATGGAGGGGTTCTTTGTGAGCGAGCCACAGGCCCGGGCGCGCAAGATCCGCTATCCGACGCTGGCCCAGATCAACGCGAACCCCGGCAACCTCCGCCAATGGCGGGACAGCCGCGGGCTGCCGTACCCGACATCGAATGGATATGTCGACTTCGTCGCCTGGGCTTCGGAGCGGTTCCCCGGCGTGAGCCGCGAGGAGCTGAGCCGTCGGGCGCTGGAGGAGGGCTGGCGGGTGCTGCGGGTGCTCATTGGCCAGTATCTGGATGGCCGCTACACGCAGGGCAGGCCGCCGACCTGTGAGGAGATGTTTCGGGCGTATGCGCCCTCATCGGACGGGAACCACCCGGCCAACTATGCAAGGTTTGTGGCTGGCAGGCTGGGCGTGCGTCCGGACCAACCGCTGCTCGATCTGGTGACATCCTGATGCCCGGCTCCGTTCAGAACGCAGCGCCCCTCACCGTACTCCCGGCCAGCCTCTCGCACGCTTTCACCCACGAGCGCGAGTACCCGGTCTTGGACAACGAGTATCGCAACGGCGAATCGCAGCGTTCGGTTCAGGCGGCCAACAGCCGCAAGCGCTGGCGGCTGGCGAAGCGGCTCACTCCATTGCAACTGGCCGCCCTGCGCGGCTTCTACGACGCCCGCAAGGGTCCGGCTGAGCCGTTTTGCTTCTACGATCCCTGGGAGACCGTCCCAAAGTTCAGCTATGACCCAACTGGCCAGGCCACGCAGGGGCGGTACACGGTGCGGTTCAACGGTCCGTGGGAACAGGCTACTTCGCTTGCGCACACGGAGCTGAGCTTCGAGTTGATCGAGCTTGCCTGATCCGAGCAGCCATCCGTCGTCAGCTTGTGCGCCGGAGTTCCTCACGGATCACCCGTCGCAGCGTGGCTTCCAGCGGCTGCCCCGCTTGCTCGATATGCCGCCGCAAGGCTTCGTTGATCAGGGCTTGATAGCTGCCGCCCCCGGCGCGATGCACCTGCTCGCGAAACCACGCCAAGACGTCATCATCCAAGCGAATGGTAATGCGTGTCTTGCCCTTCGCCACGCGAACCACCGGCCCGCGCCGGGCCTTGGAGAAATCATATTCTCTTTTCATCTTCCTTCCTCATATTGCTCGCGCTCGCGCGCTGTGGCGGGCCGCGCCGAAATCAGCCGGATCGTATCGCCCCCCACGTGTACACGACCACCAGCACCCGGCCAAGCCAGTCCATACCGATGGTGATCCATCGTCGCTCCTGTTCAGCGCGCGGGTCCTCGATGGTCAGGGCACGCTCGTCCTCGAACACGCCTGCCGCGTCTGCGAAATCGACCACGTGCTTCTGGAGATTGCGCCGGGCTTTCGCGGCATCCCATTGGTAGGCCACCTTCCAATAGTATGCACAACTGTGCACTACGTCAAGTTCGGGTGCGGTCCAGCCGCCGCGCCGTCTGCCTGCCGGAGATAAACCAACTTGCCTGACTATATCGGCAGCATCCCAGTCCCGGAGATTACGCCATCCGGCACATTCCCGCTCGTGCCGGACTACCCGCTGGAGGTGCGCCGTGACCATGAGGTCGCCGTCCACCAGTTCGGCAGTGGGAATGCCAAGATCGAGCAGCGGTTTCTGCTCGGCACCGGCGCCCGGAGATTCACCATCCGCAAGCAGTGGCTCCGCGACGCCGATCGCATAGCGCTTCGCAACTTCTGGGAGACGAAGTACGGGCCTTACGGCGCGTTCACCTTCAACGCGCCGAATGACAACGGTATCGGGACCACGCCGGTCACATGCCGCTTCGCCAACGAGCCGCTCTCCTGGGAGATGGTCGCCGATTGGGCCTGCTCAATCGGCGTGACGCTGGTCGAAATCCCCGCCGGGAACCCGTCCTATCCGCTCAGTCAGACCGTCAACCGTTTCCCGCCCGCCGCGCTCCAGACCGCGCTGTTGTCCCAGGTGCAGGAGATTATCCCACTCGTAAAGATTCAACCGCTCCAGCCAAGCTACCCGGCGATCTACCTCTCCGACCGGCGCTGCACCATCGGCGGCCAACTCTACCAGGCGCGGCTCGTCGAGTTTGAGGGGATCTCCCAGTCTCTCGGCGGGGAGTCCGATGAGGCCCAGTTCACCTTCGGCAACGCCGACCGGGTCATGCGCGATCTGGCCAACGACGTGGATCTGTACCGGGCGGCGGTTCAGTTCTCGCTCTACCACGTCGGCACGGGCGTCAAGCTCGATCTGTGGCAGGGCCACGTCGTGAACTGGTCCTGCGACCAGGGGCCGGAGTTTCGTATCACTGCCGCCGACGGGCTTTACGAACTCAACCTGCCGTACCCTACCCGGAAGATCTCCCGCACTTGCTGGAAGCAGTTTAAGGACGGCGTAAGCTGCCCGTACAGCGGCCCGGACACGTCCTGCGACAAGGGCTTCGACACGCCAAACGGATGCCGGGCTCATGGCATGGACAACTACTTCGGAGGCATCCTCGCCAAGCCGCAGAGCGTCCGCATCAAGGACAACTCGACGGGAACATGGGGCTTCCGGCGGTCCACCATTACCAGCACGTCGTTGGTGTCTGAGTCCATCTACGACCAGGTGGTGCCGGAGATTTACACGGATTCGGCCATGCCAGTGAACTGCAAGATCGCCATGGGCCGGGAAGAGTCGGACTTCTACGCCGCCGTGGGGATCGTGGGCGAGGGGCCGATCGGCGCCTTCGGAACAGGCCACACGCTCGACAACCAACTTCACCACGGGCCGGGCGACTTGGGGCTGTACCTCAACACTGGGCCGGACCCGAATCCGCTGACGTTCGGCTTCGACACCGACAACGCACCCGAGCGGGCCGCCGGCACGGCCTTCCTGATGATCCGGCGCATGGACCAGAAGGGCTTTCAACCCTCGAAGCTCGAGGAGCACTCCATGCAGGCCGTCATCAACCAAGGCCTCGGGGGATGGGCGTGGAGTGCGCCGGGTCAGCGGGCATGGATTCCTGGTCTTACAAATCCCATCTGGATCGCGGTCAACATGCTGCTCCGGGCGCGGGGCCTACGGTTTGCCAGCGCATCGGTCTGTGAGCAGTACTTCGACGTGCAGTCGGCTATCGAGGCCGCCGCGATCTGCGATCAGACGGTGACCAGCCTGTTTCCGCGCAAGATCAAGGTCTGGGTCGAGGATGCTCCGGGCTACTACGACGAGCAGGGCCAATGGCATGAGCCGGAAGGCCACTACGAGTGGCAGGAGATCAACCATGAGACCCAGTTCAAGTTCCGCGGCGTGCTTCAGGAGGAGAAGCCGCTGCGCGACTGGCTCCAGGAAGTCCTCGCCAACTGCCTGGGCTACTACACCTTCGCGAACGGCACGCTCAAACTCGGCGTGCGCGTGAACTCATCGACCGTGGAGGCCTTCACCGAAGGCAACATCCTGTTCCGCAGCCTCCAGCTTGCGCCGCTCAAACCTGGCTTCAACCACCTGACGGCCAACTTCGCCGATGAGGAGTTTGACTTCGCCGGCAACTCCATCTCGCTTTACGACGCCGATCACGCGGCGCTGTTGGGCGGCGGGGCCGGACCGCTGTACCTCAAAGCGAACCTCAATCTGGCCGGCACCGCATCCAAGTCTCAGGCAGCCCGAATTCTCACCACCCGGCTGCGCGAAGAGTTGGGCGGGATCACGGCCGAGGAATGGAAGAAGGCACGCCAGATCAGCTTCCGCACCACGGTCCTCGCCTTGAACACTGAGCCGGGCATGGTGTGCTCGCTCACCCATCCTGACATGCCTGGCGGCTCGGGCGAGTTCCGGGTCACCGGCTGGCGGCTGAACAAAGATTACTCCATCGACATCGAGGGCCGCACGACCACGGACTCCATGTATGACCTGGCGATCGGGCCGAAACCGGCGGACGTGCCGCCGAGTGAGGTCCCGGTCGAGCCTGGCTACAGCCAGGCCCCCCACGTCAAGGTCTTCCGCGCCGGGCGATTGCAGCAGGACGGGCAATTCGCGCCGGAGATGTACTGGGACGACCGCCGCCAGCGGATGCTGATCGACTGGGCATGTCTTGCGCCCGAAGACCGCACCAACTGGTCCGGGGTGCAGGTCTGGATCAAATCGCCTCGTACGGGAGGAGGCTACGACTACACGCCGGCCACCGATCCAATCCCCCAGAGCCAGTTCACTCTGCCGCGCCGGGTGGAGGGGGGAGGTCAGCAGGTCCCGTACCTCTACGACACCATCGCCATTGAGCCTGAAAGCATCCCGCAGCCGCCTCAGACCTGGACGCTGATCTGCGCCAGCATCAGCCGCTTCGGGACACTCAATCGGGACGCCGAAGGCAATCCGCTTGGCCTGACCGTGCAGTTGATGACCCTGCCGCGGGCGGATTACGTCTCGAACTTCGCTGCCGAGGCCGTCTACGAGATCACCGAAAGCGGCGACCAGCAGTTCCGGCTGAGGGGCTCTTGGACGAATCCCGCGACGCCGCGCTACAAGGGCGTGCGCATCCTCATGCGCGGGTGGGAGTCGGCGGACATCACCGTGGCCGACGCTCCCGAGGGCGCCTCATCGTTCGCTTCCCAGTCCTGGCCCGTGCCCCAGGCGGCCAAGAACATTACTGTCTACGCTGTCCCGGTCTATGGCGATGGGACGGTGGGCGCCGTCGTGCCTGGCTCCACTCCATCAGTTGCGCTGACGATCCAGCGGCTCACCGGCGACGCCGGGCGGCAGTACGCCGACCTGGTGACGGGGTTCACTGCCGCCGTCGCGAGCCCGGCCTATGCGGTCAACGGCCAGGGCCAGCGGGTGCTGAGGGTCAATCTGTCGTGGTCGAACCCCTCCGATCCGCGCTTCGGTGGGGTGGCGCTCTACGTGAACTGGACCGATGGCCGCACCTACCAGCTTGCCAGCTTCGAGCGCGGGACGAGTTTCGCCTGGGAGACAACCAACTTCCCGGCGTCGGCGGCCAACGCCACATTCTACGCCCGCAGTGTGGACACCAACAACCGCGTGAACAGCTATGTGGGTGGCGTGACACCTGCGCAGACCATTCAGATCCCGGCTCCAACCTCAGACAACGCGCCTGCGGAGTGGTGCGCTCATGTCACTGGCTTCAACGCCTCGGTCTCCTACCCGGCGACGGCGGACGGGACCGCCCGGGCGGTGGTCACCTGTACCTTCACCCCGCCGAATGATCCCCGCTGGGGAGGGGTGAGCATCCGCACCACGACCGATTTCGCGGTCTACATCGGACGGGTGGAGGGCTCCAGGTCGCCCCTGACGTTCGAGCTGCCGGTGGGCATTACGCCGACCACGTTCTACGTCGCCGCCGTCAGCTTCGACGTGAACGGGCGCATGAACACGCCCGCGATCGGAGCCGGAACTCCCTGGCAATCCATCATCGTGGGCAACGCGGCCGGCCAGCTTGATCTCTCCCGAGCCAAGCCGACCAGCTACGACCCGGATATCTTCACCGTAACCGATGGGAAGTTCAAGGTCTGGCAGTTCAACGGCAGCCTGATCGTCGCCGGTACGGTGTCGGGCGACAAACTCGCCACCAACGAGATCATGGTCGGCGGCGGTGGGAAAAAGCCGGGGAAGTTCGGAGTCTACAACGCGCTCGGCCAACAGATCGGCTTCATTGGTGTCGAGGGGACGAATGAGGGCGCATGGTTCAAGACCGCCCGCATCGGCGGGACGAGTTACTCGAACGCCCCATTGATTGCGGATGTCAACGGGAACGTGTCGCTGAATGATGCCACGATCCAGGCATCCGGGTCGTGGACGGACTCTTTCGGCGTAAACCGGTCCCAGACTTTCTCGGTGACGCCGGCGACAACGAATATCGTCACGCTGACGGAGACCACAGGAAGCATCGACGCCGGCAAGCGCAGTCGAACCGTGTTGGGGAGCGGCGGTATCGACATCAGGGCAGCCGACGGCGGATCATACCCCCGCCTGCTTCTGACCAGGGGCCACAATCCAGGTGGAATGGGAGGCTTAATCCCAGAGGTACTACTGGCGAACTTGATGGTCGATGCGGGCCAAAACTCATCGGGCCAATCCGCGCAGTTTCTTGTTCAGGCATCCCGCTACCCGGCCACAAGTGAATCTGGATGCGCTCTCAAAATCTGGTCCAGTGTCCCTGGACAGACGAGCGGTTTAGAAGTCCTAGCAAACGCCGGGCAATGGGCAACTATACGCGTCTGGAACGCGAACGTAACCATCGACGACACGCCCGCATTTTCCGGCGCGGTCCAAGTGAAGAAACCAGACGATTCGACGGCCACCCTCACGTTCAAGCGGGGCTGGCTCGTAGGAGTGAGTTAAATGACAATCACCATCGAAATCGACGACAACACCTTCAACGCCATCGCCGAGCACATCTGCGGCCTGCGCAAGCCGCCGCGCCAACTGGAGAACGGCGCGGTGATCTCCGAGCGGATGTTCGAGGGGCCGGAGCAATACATCGAAGAGGTCTTGGCGCAAAACTTCGTGCGCATCCTGGAGTCCAATCCGACGCCGGAGATGATTCAGGCGCGACTGCAACTCGAAGCCGCGCAACGGGCCATGCTCGCGGCAGCCAAGCCCGCCGTGAGATCTGAGCGAAGCCTGCTGAAGCAGGAGCCGGGGAAGTAAGGACGCAACATGGGCGATAAGAGCTACGCCTGGGCCAATCAGATCCTCAACGATCTGCGGTCGCAATCCCTGGAAGTGGCGCTCTATACCACCCTGCCGGACAAGAACGACTCCGGCGGCGTGGAGGTCTCCGCCTCGGAGTACCAGCGGCAGTCCATCACGCTGAGCGTGCCCAGCAACGGGCAGTGCTCGAACACGGCTGAGATCCTTTTCCCGGAGGCAACTTCGGCCTGGGGCACGGTCGTGGGGTTCGGCATCCGGGTGGTGGGTGGTGCACTGCGCTATGTGGACACATTCACCGGCGGGCCGGTCACGGTGAGCGCGGGGCAGCAGCTTCGATTCAAGGCCGGACAGCTTCAGATTCAGGAGAGTTGATATGCGCAGAGTGATCCCCCTGATCCTCGTGTCTCTGTGCCTGTTGGCGCAGAACCCGAACACCGCCAAGTATCCATCGCAACTGGCCACCGATCAAGACCTGCTGGTGGCCCGCGACAACTCTACCTCCACCCTCACGGCAGGGACCAACTCCACCACGCTGTCGATCCCAGTGGCCGACGG